GAAGCTGAATTATAAGCTTCGTCAGCCTCGCTCATCGAGGGGCGTCTCCGGAGACGATCCCGAAGGCGGAGCGAGGCTCCGCCACGAGCGCTGGCCCAAGCCTTTGGCGCCGTTGCCAAAATGCCTACAAAAGTCGAACTGGCCGCGGCTTGTAGCATTTCTTGACATTTCAGACCTTTTCAGGCTTTTTCGTCGTGGGTGTGGACGAAAGTGTGGATGCAGAGCCCATGGCGCGCCTGATAGGAAGGTTGACCGAGCTACAGGTCCGACGGCTCGGACGCGGCTGGCACAGCGACGGCGGCGGTCTGTATCTACGGATCGTGGACAAGCACCGCCGCTGGTGGGTGTTCCGCTACGGCGCCGGCGGCAAGCGCTATCACGGCCTGGGACCGGCGCATACGATCGGGCTCGCTGAAGCACGCGAGCAAGCCCGCGCCTGCCGGGCGCTGTTGCTCAAAGGCGAGGACCCGATCGCCGTCGGCAAAGCCCGCCGTGCCGCCGCCGCGCTCGAAGCTGCGAACGCAAAGACATTTGCCGAGTGTGTCGAGGCGTATTGGGAAGCGCACTGTGCGTCGTGGACCAACAGGAAGCACGCGCGCGAATGGAAGGCGTCGCTTGCAACCCATGTGCTGCCACAGATCGGTGCACTCCCGGTTGCCGTGATCGACACCGCGCAAGTGGTACGCGTCCTACAACCGGCATGGACCAAAATTCCGGAAACCGCCTCGCGCCTACGCACCCGCGTCGAAGCGGTGCTCGATTGGGCGCGCGTCCGCGGTTATCGCGAGGGCGAGAACCCGGCGCGTTGGCGCGGCCATCTCGACCACCTATTACCGGCACGCAAGAAACTGGCAACCGTGAAGCATCATGCTGCGCTGCACTATCGCGAGTTACCGGGCTTTCTGCGACGGTTGCGCGAGCGCGACGATGTCGAGGCGCGCGCACTAGAATTCCTGATCCTGAATGCGGCACGTGCCGGAGAAGTTGTCGATGCCACCTGGGATGAGATCGAGCAGGACGAGAGCGGCTGCTGGACCTGGGCTGTGCCGATGGAGCGCATGAAAGGAAGGCGCACGCACCGCGTTCCAATATCCAAGGCCGCGCGCGCCGTGCTCGAAAAGACGCCGCGCGAGCGCCGTCATGGGCTCATATTTGCAACCGCCAGCGGTCGAGCGGTTCGCGGACATGCGCTGTGGAAGCGAGTGCGCGAACTAACCGACGCGACCACCGTGCATGGCCTGCGCGCGACGTTTAAGACCTGGGCAAGCGAGCAAACCAATTTCGCGCGCGAGATTGTCGAGCTAGCGCTCGCGCACCAAGTCGGCGACGATGTCGAGCGCGCCTATCAGCGCAGCGACCTCCTCCACAAGCGCCGGCAGCTGGCGGAGGCTTGGGGGCGGTATTGCACCAGTTTCCCGAGCAAGACGGCGGAGGTGACGCCAATCCGCGCATAATATGTCGATTTCCCCGGCCCCTTCCATACCGCCGGGGCGAAGCACAATACGTCCGGACAAGAGGGGTCGCGCATGAATCAGCGTACGTGCCGGCTGGTGCCGCCGCAAGCGCGCCTGGCCAAGATCAAGCAACGCAAACTTGGCTGGGCGCTATTCCGAGCTCTTCTGGAGGACTTCCGCAAGCGCTATGCGAGCGGCGACAACGGTGCCTTGCTAGATATCGTTGATGCCTGCTTGCGTACTGGTCGCAAGGTGCCGCTGTGGGCGGCGCAGCCATTCTGCGACCGTTTTTTGGATTGGGCAGATGCCCGAGTGCAAACACTTGATCAGGCGTTTGGAATACCGCCGACGACTAGCCGCAAATTTGAAGCTCGGAGAACACAGAACCGGCTGCGTCCCAAAGTCGTCTTCCGTGTCATGCAATTGAGCCTGATAGAAAACATGTCGATCGGAGACGCTCTCTTCGCCCAAGTTGCGCGCGAGCTACGCACCAGCGAAGCGACCGTGCGACGGGTTTACTACGACAAAGCAAGCGAGGCCCTGAAGAAAATTTTCGCCATAGCCCACCCTTTCGTGGGTTTTCACGAAACCCCTCGCTAAAGAAATTTACGCCAGAAAAGGTCTGAATAGAGTGCCGCTTCAAGGATGGGAGCGGCATTGTGAATAAGCATCACCCCACAGGCAAGCGTGGACGCCGCAAGTCGGCAGTCCTGTCGGATGCACAGTATCACTCCGCTGCCGAATTCGCGCGCCGCCTTGGCGTCGGTCGCACAACCATCTGGCGGCTGATGCGCGCCGGTCGGCTGCGCTTCATACGCATCAGTCCGACGCTGGTGCGCATCCCCGTCACTGAATACGAGCACCTTGACGTCTCGGCGCGTCGTCGCTCTGGCGCCTAGGAAAGAGCGGGAATGAATAGGACGACATCATCAAGAAGAAGCGGCTCGGCGTCGAGTTCGCCGAGCCGCGCAAAGCAAAACCTCGTCCCACTGCGAATGATCGGAGGTTCCGCCGGTGTATAAGGACGATCTTCCGCAAAAGCAAGCTATCGAGACTCGGGTTGGCCGGGCCAACCCAGACCCGGTCGCGCGCGGTCAACAAGCGTGGGCTCGCCTGCGGAGTGAGCAGTCCTGGTCGGATTGGTGTGACGTTGGCGCGGCGCTCCAACATGGTCGTCATCTCGCAATGCTCGAAGCAAATACAAATAAGCCACAGGGACGGCGCTATCAGGATATCTACGGTGAATGGCTTAAGGCGACCGGCTTCGACCAGATCGACAAGGGTGACCGCTCTCGCCTACTTGATTGTCTTGAGCAGCGCGAAAAGATCGAGAACTGGCGCCAAAAGCTTCCGTTGAACAAGCGATTAGCGCTCAACCATCCCAACAGCATTTGGCGCGCATGGCGACAGTCAACCGTCGTGGGCAGGATCGGCGCTCGGGTTTCTGCGATTGCAAAATACAAAGACACGATCGTCCGGCTTGAGGAAGAGAATACCCGCCTGCTGCGGGCCGGTGACGATCTGTTCCTGCCCAAAGACACTGCAGCCGACATCGCGCGACTTCTTGCGGACCGTTTGCAACGTATATCGCCGGCCAAGGCCGCCGAAATTTTGAGACTGCTGCCCGAGCTGTACTCCAAGTGCGCGGGGCGCGGCGCGTTCGAAGATTTCCAGCGTAATTTGGCACAGCGGCGAGCCGGTGGGGAGGGCAGCGTCGTGACCTCTACCCCTTCCTCAAATCAACTCAAGGAGACCGGGTGGTCATGAAGGCGATCACCGACGTTCACATCACAACCGTGACCCTGCCGCCGCGCTTGCTCATCCACGGACCGGAAGGCATCGGCAAAACTAGCCTCGCGGCGAAGTTTCCTGCGCCTATTTTCCTGCAATGCGAGGATGGGTGCCCGAGCGGCCTAAAGCTTGCAACATTTGGCCTGCTGTCGAGCTATGACGAAGTACGCGACGCCCTGGCTGCATTAGGAAGCGAGCCGCACGAATTCCAGACCGTTGTCGTGGACTCGCTTGATAAGCTCGAAGGGCTAATCTGGTCGGCTGTCTGCGAAAGCAATGGCTGGCCGTCGATCGAAGCGCCCGGCTACGGCAAAGGCTATGTCGTTGCCGATCGATGGTGGCGCGATTTTCTTGCGGCGCTCGATTGGCTGCGACGCGAGCGAGGCATGGCAATTGTGCTTCTTGCGCATTCGGCCATCGAGACCGTGACCGATCCGCGAGCGCCTGCCTACTCGTCCTATCAATTGCGACTGCACAAGCGAGCGCGTGGGCTTGTGCAGGATGAGATGGACGCCATCGCCTTCATGGCGAGCGACGTCGTCGTGCAAACCGAGGATGCCGGCTTCAACCGGAAACGTCATCGCGCCGATGGCGGATCGAGCCGATGGCTGCACTTCGAAGGCCGTCCGGCCTTTCTCGCAAAGAGCCGTTTCGAGCTGCCGGCCAAGCTGCCCTGTCCGAAAGATTTCGACGTGAGCGTGAAGCTTGCGGCGATGTTCCCGTCCGATCGCGTCGGGATGGAAATGCGATCATAGCCAATAAGGGAAAAAGCAAATGACTGATTCTTTCTTCTTCGATCCGAGCAAAGAAGAGGGCTCGCACTTCGATTTGATCCCGCCGGGCGAGTACGTGGCCGAGATCATCGAAGCCGAGATCAAACAGCCGAGATCCGGTGATGGTCATATGTTGGCCCTCACATGGCGCATCAGCGAGGGCGATCATGAGGGCCGGCAAGTCTGGGAATCGCTGTGTTTCCAGCACAGCAACGAGCAGACCCAAACGATCGCTCGCCGCAAGCTGAAAGATATCTGCGCCGCCCTCGAGATCAACGAACAAATTACCGATCCGGAGGTCTTTAAGTTCAAGCCGGTGCGCGTGCGCATCGGTATCCAAGTCGACAAGAGCGGCCAATACGACGACAGCAACAAGATTTCGCGGGTGCGGGCGCTCGAAGACGATCCGGGAGAACCAACGCCGGCGCCGTCTTCAAAGCCGAAGCCGCAGCCAACTGCCGGTAATGGACCGGGCAAGGCTCCATGGCGGAAGAGCGCCTGATCCCCGATGTTGTTGCGGCCGTACCAAGAAGAAGCGTTGCGAACGCTCCATTCCTACTGGGATGCCGGCGGCGGCAATCCGTTGATCGCGATGGCCACCGGCACCGGCAAGTCGGTGGTCATCGGCTTCCTTATTAAGCAGCTCTTGACTGATTATCCTCGCATGCGTGTGCTGGTGACCGCGCCCAATCGCGAGCTGATTGATCAGGACATCGGCGAGCTGCTCAAGGTTTGGCCCCACGCGCCGATCGGTATTAATTGCGAGGGACTTGGTGCGCGCGTTACCGACGCGCAGACCCTGTTCGTCAGTATCAACTCGATCTATCGCAATCCGAAGGCGATCGGCCCGCGCGAGTTAGTCATCATCGATGAAGCGCACTTTATTCCCCATCATGATGAAGGAATGTATCGCGTCACCCTCGATGCGCTGCGTGAGCTTGTTCCTGATCTGCGCGTGGCGGGATTAACCGCGACGCCTTTTAGGTTGGACTCCGGGCACCTGTGCGAGGGCGAGGGACGCCTCTTTGATAGCGTGATTTACGAGTATGGGATCGCCCAAGGCATTCGGGACGGCGTGCTCGCGCCGCTATCGTCAAAAGCGACCAGCACCACGATCGACGTCACCAGCGTCGGCAAGCGCGGCGGCGAATTCATCACCGAGCAGTTGGAGGCAGCCGCCATCCAAGGTGACGTGGTCGAGCGCGCCTGTGACGAACTCGCCACCTTTTACGAGCGGCGCCGTGCTTGGTTGGTTTACTGCGTCGGGGTCACGCATGCTGCGTTGGTCTGTGGGGCGCTACGCGCCCGTGGGGTCGACTGCGAGACGGTGTTCGGCGAGACGCCGAGCGAGGAGCGCGACCGCATCATCGAAGATTTCCGTGCTGGTCGGCTGACGTGCCTGATCAGCGTGATGGCCCTGTCGTATGGTTTCAATGTCCCGCACGTTGATCTTATTGGCATGCTGCGCCCGACCTGCAGCGCCGGCCTCTATGTGCAGCAAGTCGGACGCGGCACTCGCCGAGCAGAGGGCAAGACTGACTGCTTGGTGCTCGACTTCGCCGGCAATGTCCGGCGTTTCGGCCCGGTCGATGCCGTCAGCATTAAAACGAAGCACAGTAGGCAGGGCGGCGACGCACCGATCAAGACCTGCCCGAGCTGCCAAGAGATCCTGGCATTGGCTGCAACCGAATGCTCGTGCTGTGGCCATGTCTGCCCACGTGAGACTAAGCCAAAGCATGCAGCTTATGCCGACACCGCGGCCATTCTCAGCCCGCCACGCGTCGTGTCGGATTGGCTCGAAGTCGAGGACATCCAATATCGCTTCCACAACAAAGAAACGCCCTCGCTGCGGGTAACCTTTCAATGCGGGCTGCAAGACTTTCACAAGTGGGTATGCCTCCAACACAGCGGCTATGCCCGCACCCAGGCCGAAAGGTTCTGGCGCATTTTCAGTGGCGGCACATCGGTGCCACGCACCGTCGACGAAGCACTCGAACGCCAGGATGAGCTGACTTGGGTGTCGCACATCCGAGTAGCGCCGCGAGGTGAGCGCTATTGGGACATCATCGGCTACCGCATCGACGACGCAAACTACGACGGCAACCTGTACCGCATGCCGGTGTGGGGAAAGCCCGACCTCAATGACAGTATCCCGTATTGAGCCGGTGCAGCCATGGAAACGAATTGGCGTGTTCCAAGCGAGCTGCCCGACCTGCGGCGTGTCGGCGTCATCGCACTTGATACCGAGAGCAAGGATGATGGGCTCGCCACCGATCGAGGCTCCGGTTGGGCCACGTGCCAAGGACATCTGTGCGGGGTGAGCGTCGCCTATCGCGCCGAAAGCGACATCATCGCGTTGTATATTCCGCTTGGACACCCCGACACGGAGAACTTCAATCCCGAGCAAGTCTACACCTGGCTCAAGGATCACGTCGCCTCCGACTTACGCTTCGTCACCCAGAACGGGCTTTATGACTGGGGCTGGTTGCGCGCGGAAGCCGGCATCCGAATGCCGCCAAGTGAGCGGCTGGAGGAGATCGGCGCGCTCGCCACTATGGTGGACGAAAACCGATACCAATATGGCCTCGACGCGCTGTGTAAATGGCGCGGATTACCCGGCAAAGACGAAAGCCTGTTGCGTGAAGGCTGCGCAGCGCTCGGCCTCATTACGAACAAGCGAAAGAAGTTCCGGCCGCAAAATTATATCTGGCAATTGCCAGCTCGTTACGTCGGTCATTACGCGGAAGGCGATGCGGTCAACACGCTGCGACTGTACGAAGACTTGGATCCTATCCTCGATCGCGAGAATACGCGCGGCGCCTATCGCCTCGAATGTGACTTGCTGCCGATGGTGTTGGAGATGCGCCGGCGCGGTGTACGTATCGACGTTACGGCTGCCGAGCGTGCGCGCGATCTCCTGTTGGCCAAACGCGACACGGTGCTGGCCGAGATATCGGACAAGCTCGGCACCCCGGTCAGCATGTCCGAGCTCGCGCGCAACAAGTGGCTGGCTGAAACCTTCGACCGCGAGGGCATCAAGTATCCATGCACCGACAATGGCAACCCTTCGTTCACCGGCGGGCAAAAGGGGTGGATGGATCGCCATCCGCATTGGCTGCCGAAGCTGATCCGCGAAGCGCACAAGTACCACATGGCTGGTGCCAACTTCGTCGAGAAATACATCCTCGATTATGTCGTCAACGACCGCATCCACGCCGAAATACATCCCCACCGCTCCGAGGCCAATGGCACCAAGTCGTTCCGCTTCTCCTACTCAAACCCGCCGCTGCAGCTCATGTCGGCACGCGACGAGGAGCTGACACCGCTCATTCGCGGGCTGTTTCTGCCGGAGACAGACCAACTCTGGGCCAAACCCGATTGCTCGCAACAGGAATTCCGCCTCGCAGTGCACTACGCAGCGGTCTACAAGGTGCCGAAAACCGAGATAGCGTTGCAGCGTTACCTCAACGATCCGGATACCGATTTCCACGCCTTTGCCGGACAAATCACCGGCCTCGATCGCAAAGACGCGAAGAATGTGAACTTCGCGAAGATTTACGGTGCCGGCGTGCGCAAGTTTGCTGCCATGATCGGCAAGCCGGAGAACGAAGCCAAAGCGATCTACGCGCAGTACGATCGTGAATTGCCATTCCTGCGCATGCTCAGTCGCATTTATCACTCCATTGCCCAACGCCAAGGCTATGTCACCCTTTACGACGGTGCTCGCAGGCATTTCAATCAATGGGCGCCAGGCGGCACGTGGGAGAAAGGCGCCGGACCATGCGAGCGCGCGGAGGCCGAGCGTCGGCTCGCAAACCCGGATCATCCATGGTTCGGAAAAGGTCCGATCTACCGAGCTGATACCCACAATGCGCTCAACGCGGTGATCCAAGGCTCAGCCGCACGGCACACCAAATTATGGATGAAAGCGGTGTGGCGCGAGGGGATCGTGCCGCTGCTACAAATGCATGATGCGCTTGAATGCTCGGTCGCAACGCGCGAGCAAGCTGAGACAGTGGCACAGCTCTGTGTCGAGGCCGTCAAGCTCAGAGTCCCGATGCGGGTCGACCTCAAGTTCGGACACAACTGGGCCGATGCCAAGCATGCGTGGGAGGAGATTCAAGGCACACCAGCGACTTCGACAGTATTGATACTGTCGACAGCATCAACACCGGTGCGACCAGAAATCGTCGGAACACCTAAACCTCCGCCGATCGCAGAACAAGCAACTGCTTCAGCATCCGAAGCGCCCAGACCTCCGCCCGCCGCGCAGGTCAATGATGCTAATAGTGTCAACGGCGCTCACATCCAGGTACCGGAGCGCGAAATTGTGTTCGTCTCTCTGCGCGACATCGTCGGCGAGCCGCTGATCCGCAACAAGGTGCTATGCCCATTCCATGACGACCACAAACCAAGCTGCCACATCTACCACGATCACTTTTTCTGCTTCGTCTGCGGAGCGAACGGAGATGCCATTACCTGGTTGACGGAGGTCGACGGTCTAACTTATCCCGAGGCGGTGGACGCGTTGGAGAACTTCGAGCCGCGCGCACACTCGCGCGACGACGAGACAAAGACCCTCCGACTTGCGCTGGCGCTGTGGGAGCAAGCCAAGCCGATCGCCGGCACCTTGGCCGAGCACTATCTCACCAGCCGCCACATCGAT